CGCTTTGCATCCCTAGACCGATCACACCATTCGCCCGCTCCAGATGCGGTTGGATCAACGTGAGGTTGCGAACGTTCTGGCCAGCCACGACTGCCCACTTGGAGTTGACGATAAAGTCGCCGACCGCCAAACTGAACGGCAGCCCGGAGCTTAACGCGAGAGTCAGCACATCACCCGCCACACTCGCCACCTTGTCAACGAATACGTTGTTACCCGACGCAGAGGAAATGACAACCCAGTCTCCGGCAGCGTAGTTACTGCCTTCGCCGGTATTCACCGTGATCGATGTTGCAGCGGCGGAAGCAATCGCTCCGATTGTTCCGCTAAAATGCGTGTTTGTCAGGGGCGTATCACGCACCATTTTGTAGTTGCTAAATACCACGGAGTTCAGCAGGTTCTGCGACCCTGTGGCCCCTGGCCCAGCATCGTTGATAATCATGCCAATCGGGGCGTAGGCGGAGGTGACGTTTGCGAACTCTATGTTGCCAGTGTTGGTCGCATTCGCGTGCATCACAATCGGAACGCCGCCGCCAGCCGAGGTTGAGGCAAGCCCATCAAGTCGGATGTTGAAGGCATTCAAAAATGTCAGGAAATCACCCGAGACATCTCGACCGTTGAAGAAAAGGTCTTGTAGCAAAAGCCCAGCGATGCCATTGGAATCGCCAACTTGTACGCTGGGAATCCTGTGCGCACCGAAGTAATTTGAAGTCCGTAGACCGCGCACGACCAGAAACGACATTTGTCCCGAGACGCCTGCGAATTTGATGCATGCCGCCCCCGTGTTGTAATCGCGGATCTCAGCGCCGGTTTCTTGTATCCATGAGCGGTAGTTCCCGGATACCACCACCTGCCCAGCGATTTTGTAGCCTACGGGTGGAATCGGGATATAGGTTAGGGGGCCTGCATTCACCGCCGCCTGAAACGCAGCGGTATCGTCGGTCATGCCATCGCCCACTGCCCCGAATGCCTGGACGTTAAACACCGGCCCCATGAGTCCCGGGAAGGGATTCGCGTCAGGATCATGCCCGGATTCCGTGAGCAGTTGCCGCAGCGCCGCGTTCAGCTCATCCGGGAGCGTGGGGTGCCCGCGTCCGACGAGTCTATCGGTATGCTGAATCCAGGGCAGACTAGCCATCAGAGCGTCCCATAGGCGGTGAGTCTCCACGCCGAGCCGTCGTGGTGTACATCGACGAACGCGGCGGTCGAATTGGGAATCGTCTTGAGGCCCCCCACGTCCAGCGTAAACGCGCCGAGCCCCGTCCGCACGACGCGGAACGTCGAGCCGTTGCCCCCGCTGCCCAGTGTCACGGTGCGGTTGGCGGTCAGCGTCGTCGCGAAGCGTTGGACCGGCACATCACTCCCCGCGTTGAGCGTCACGCTCGCATCACCCCGGTCAGCAGAAACGAACGGTTGGGGGCGCGACTCCAACGCCGTGACGGAATCCGCCACGCTCGCCCGCCATGCATCCTCGCGGCGCGATTCGTAGCGTTCGGCTGCGCGTACCGGAATCATCGGCCGCCTCCCACCAAAACCCCGGCGCGGAAGCTCCCCACGCGAAAGTCGCGGCCTAAGGCGTAGTCTCCGGCAAAGGCATCCCCGTCACCTTCGACCGACCCATCCGCGAACGGAATTTCGCCGACGCTCGTCTCGGACAGCCGGATACGCGCTTGCCGACAGGTCACGCGACAATCGGTCGGCTGGTTGAACGCAAACGGGCCGTTCGTCGTCTCCAGTTCCGTCGGGTAGAAGTTGCTCAGCAGCGTGGCTTCGACTTGGCCCAGCGTGTTCTCGTCGGGGATTAGACGTTGAATCCGCAGCGTCTTGTCTCCGTCCCCAATCTCGAGCGGCCCGGACTCCACAAAGGGGACTTCCCCGCCGTGGTCGAATCCCGTCTCGTGGGAGTACAGCCGGCCGTCGGTCGCCCACATCATCGGCTGCGCGAACACGTCGGCGTCTGACGCGGCGGCTCTGGGCAGCGCCCCAATCGCCCAATACCCGAGCCGGTAGTTGTACATGACGTAGCGGTTGTTTTCCTGCGTCGACTGGTTCGCGCTCGGGTAGAACCACCACACCTCGCCAAACTTCGCAATCGGCACGGCGTGAATCTTCGCCCGCTGGACCTTGTTCAAGTCGCTGAACACGAAGTCCGAGACATCGCACGCGAGCTGCCGGACCGCCCCGTCGTAGCGCCAGAATTGCCCGTCGCCCATCCAGTAGGCCGCGCCTTCCGAGATCGCAAACGCATTGGGACCGATGAGGCCGCACTTATCACCTCGGCGCTGGAACGAATAGACGAGCGGGCCACCGATGAACGTTGCGGCCCACAGGTCGGAATCCGTCCACAGCAGCGTCTCGCGGCTTGAGGCACGCCCAGCCATCAAGCGCCCCGGCGTCTGGAGCGGAAACGAGCCCGCAGAGTTCGACGCTGAGGGCGTCCAGGTTGTGCGGGCGGCTTGGGAACACCAGGCCACGTTGCGGGGGTCACTGGACGCGCCCAGCGCGAAGATGAACCGTTCGGGCGTCACACACACCGCACGACAGCCGGACGGACTGTTCGTGATCTGTGTCGCTGTCGCGGTCGGCGTCGATTCGTACAGCTTGCCGTCTGAGGTCAGGCAGGCGACGAGGATTTCCCCGAAGTTGTCGAGGCTCCAGGTATCGGCGTCGATAATCGTACCGGCCTGTACTGCCCCGCCCCACGGGCCGTCACCCCATCCGCCGTCACCCCATCCGCCGGACGCGCCGAAAATCGTGCCATCAACCGCGCCTCCCGTGAGGCCGCCCGGCGTGATATCGGTCAGGACGGTATTCGAGAAGACGTAGAGCTTGGTCTGTGTGCCGGTGGCGAGCCACGCCGTCGCGTCGTTCTTGCGCCACGACCACGAGGCGCGAGGCTTGCCCGTGGCTTGTATCTCGCCCCCAGACGCAGTCCGAGCGATGGCCCAGCCCCCAATCGGCCGGAGTGTGCCTTCGTGCCAACGCACGAGATGCGAGTCGAACCACCGGGACTTGGCTTGGTAGCGCGTCCCATTGCGGTAAACCCCGGCCGGCAGATTCAGACTGACCAGCTTTTCCACGTCTTCGGGTTTCCTTCGCCTTGCGGGGCGCTCGGCATCGCCTAGCGTCCCCTATATGTCTGCGTTCCTGCGTCAACGGGTGATGCTGTCCGACCTCATGCACCTCACCATCGTCACCGCTGGTGCTGCGGGCGCCGTCTGGGGCTTCGCGCTCATCGGCTTGTGGCTGTGGGAGCCTACTCGCCGCCCCCTCACCGTCCTCGCCCTGCTCTACCTCGGCGCTTTCCTTATACTGTTGCTCGCCCTGTACATCGTCGTTCGCGTGATCCGCTACGCCTGGACTAGCTCACAAACTCCGCCGTAAACCCTTCAGCCACGACATCGCCTGCTGAGGTCTGTGTGGCGGTCAGTGCCACCGTAATAGCGTTCGCCATCGTCTCAGCAGCCGACGAGATCAGCGGGCTAAACATCGTCGTGCCGTGGCTACTGATGCACTGGAACACTTTTTGTGTCGCCGCCCCCGTGCGGTAGATAAACGCTTCGATTTGCCACGTCGCGGCGCTGCTCGTATTCAAGGTGATAGTGAATACCACGGTCGCCCCGAAGTTGAACCGGACGGTTTTGGCGTTGGCGTTGTTCGCCGTAGTGCCCCACGCCCGCAGATGGAGCGCCATGTTGGCAGCGGCCATCTTGCCAGCAGGAAGCGTGAAACTCTTAATGGTGACGGGCGATCCCGCCCCGCTCGATGTCTGCGTGACATCACGGAATTGTGTACCAATCGGCAGCGCGATGCCTTGGACGAGCGACCCGTACCACGTCGTCCCACCGTCTCGCGTGACGAGCTTGACGATATCGACACCCGACGCTTTGAGAAACGGAAACGTCAACTCATTCCACACAACCGACGCGGGCCATGTCACCGTAAACGCCGAGCCGTTGGTAATGATGAGCGTGACTTCACACGCGAAACTGGAGGACGGGACGTTGCTAAACGCGATCGTCGTCGCTTGGGACACGGTAAAGACAAACACCCGCGCCCCGGTGGACTGGTTCAGGTCCAGCGTGGTCGTCGCGCCGACGGTGGGCGACAGGAACGGCACTCGCTCGCGGGCGAGTTCCGAATCCACATCGTCCATGTTGGTATTCCGCAATGGGCCCCAGTTGGGGTCACCCACCGCAGGCTTGTCAAACGAGTAGATACTCGTAAACGTCGTCGCCATTACTTCTGCTTCTGATACGGCGCGGCGGCCGCGTTATTGGGAATCAGCGCGTACTTCGCGACGAGCGCCTGCTCCAGGTTGAACAGCATCGCCGGGCCCAAGTCTCCCGTGAAGACCAGGACCTCGGCTACGTCTCCGATGAATCCCGCAACCGCTACGTCTACGTTGGAGTTCGTGTTGGTGCCGGCGGCACCGGCGGGGAAGATGTGAATCCCATCCACGCAGAGCCGCGAGCTCGTGCCGGACGGCGACGCTACAAATGTGGAGACATGAAACAGCGTGGTATCGCCCGCGACCCCCGACGTGGCGGTGGCGGCGTTGTCATCCACACCGACGAAGGCGTTGGCCGTGAGCCAGTCGAGCGCGCAACCAATGCGTTGCGCGTTGAATGTGGCCACTTTGTTGAGCAGCGCGTCGTCCGCTTCGGAGTTCTTGAACACGCCGATGACCGTAATCGGCCGGGCGATGGTCCCCGCGACGGCCGCTTGCATCGTATCGGTGGCGTCGGCGTACCGCACGGCCGGTTGCCCCGCGATGACGTTGACGCGAAAGGTCGGCTGGTTCGCGCCGGTGCCTTGGACGAGATGCCGCGCGTTGCCGCTGAGATCGTTCCACTGGCCTACAGCCGCAGCGTCAGCAGGGAGCGCCGCGCCGAATCCGTTCAGTTGATCCGCCGCGTACCACGCAAAGAGCTGCGGGAGCGTGCGCGGGTCTATCGGTAGCAGGTTGCCCATTAGCTGATACTCCTTGTCGGTAAATGCAGAGCCTTCCGCATCTGCGCTTGGCGGCGTGGTGAAAG